ACATTGCGAAGAATCTGCTGCTGTTGAGCAATCATCTTTAACTGAGGGTCTTCAATGCCTAACAGAGAACCAATACCACGACCTAATTGCTGGCCTGCCAGGAAGGTTCCATACGAAGCCTTTTCTATTGGATCAAGTTTGGCATATTGAATCGCCATTGCTTGCTCACGCTGACGTTGAGCCAAATCTAAGGATTCAGGTGTGATTCCGAACAAACCGTTTACGATAGAGTCTTGTGCCATGATTTTTCCTTGTCAGAGCCATTCACCGCCAGCAGTATTAACTGAACTTATGGTTTCCCAATCAACTCCAGGGACTATTGTTTGCGGTGTTCCAAAAAAACCACCAATCTTCTCTCCCAACCAATCACCGGCCCGTTGAGTATAAGGACTTTGTGCAAGACTTTGTAATAAGTCTCCCGTGGGGCTGTAGCTCATCGGGCCTTGTAAAGTCTTTGCCGCATTGATGCCACCTAAGAGTAGGGCATTAGCTCCAGTAGCACTTGCTACTCGTCCACCTAACGCAGAACCAATAGTAAGCGGTTCCATACCAAGAGCCTCAATCTGTCCAGCAGTACCAAGACCCGTCGTAAACGGAGCGTAAGCACCAGTCAGACCTTGACCATAACCACCTAACAGACCAGCGCCAGTTCCGAACAGTCCAGCACCAAAGGCAGTTTGTTGTTGACCAGCTTGCATGGCTTGTGCGGCCAATTGTGCGTCTTGTTGGGCTAATGCGTTATAGTAGGCTTCCATCTCAGGAGAAGCGGCACCAAGACCTGCGGCCCCACTAGGACGGGCAGAAGTACCACCTACGGCTAAACCACCCCTACCAGTCTGGAATAAACGGTTTTGCAACTGAGCAAACTGTCGCTCTCTGGAAGGAGCTAGAAGCTCTTGTTGCTGTGCAATATACCGTTGGGCAGCTTGTTCAGGAGATTCCGCGAGATACTGAGAACCTAATCCAAACAGTCCGGTAGCGGCTGTTTGTAAGGGGGCGTAAAGACCAGGGGCTTGTTCAGCAAATCCAAGACCTTGACCAGTAAGGGCCATAATCCTGTCTTGGTAGGCTTTAAGCTCTGGAGATACAGTATATCCCGCGGAGGATACTCGACCAGTGGTAGGATCGTACCCAAATTGGGATTGACCGAACCTAGTCGTAATCCCGATAGGTCGGAACCGCGCTTCTTCTGCGGCAATCCTAGCTGCTTCAGTTTGAGCAGCAGCAGAAGTAGCGGCTGCATCCCTAGCGGCAGATGCCTGCTCTTTTGCTCCCATAAACCCCAAAACGGGGCCGACAATAGAACCCATAATTTATCTCCAGATGTACAGCTTTCTAGTTATTCCATCTAAACATTTATGATTCTCTAATACCTTAAAACATGTTATCAAAGACCATTTGTGCATCTTTTCATCGTCTATAAACGGCATTGCGTATATCGGTTGCTTCTGTTTTCTAGCCCAATCGTTCCAATCTTTAACAAACTCTTTCTTTACACTTTTCGTCCATTTAAATACATCCATGTGGACAAATAACAAACCATTTACGTCTTCTGTGTAGATAATGTAATAATCAGTTGTAATTACAGGTATCTTCACGCAGTCCGTTTCCACATATAAACAACGATATACGGTTGCAAGTTTGCGTTAGTTCCGCTTGAGCCTTCTGTACTATTCGTGGTGGCAACGGTGATTCCGGTAGTATTTGTAGTTACAGCGGGGAATCCTCCTGACGGAATAGCAAAGCCATCACCAAATGTTCCGCTATTACTACCAGCCTGACCTACTGCGTAGTTATGGAAGTGCCCCGGATCGGTAACAGTAGAAGTTGCAGTATGTGTGTGGCTTACGACAATAGAATTAGCAGAACCGCCAGTCTCCTCTGCCGTATCAAATGCAGCATTGCCAGCATCCAAACCAACCATAACGCGGCCAGCACCGAAAGCTACCCATGTTCCAAAACCTAAAAGTGTTGCAGGATTGGTGCTTACTGAAGCATTTGTATATATTGATCCAATAGGATATATAATTGGATAAACAGCAGCCAAAGCAGCCTGAACGAAAGCAGTTGTAGCTAAAGAAGTATCGTTATCACCATAAGTCTGAGTAACGCCAACAGTTCCAGTAGGAAGTGTTACGGTTCCGGTAAACGTAGGAGATGCCGTATCTGCTTTAGTAGAAACAGCAGTAGCAATGTTATTGAATTCAGTATCAATCTCAGTACCTTTGACGATCTTATTAACGTCACCAGCAGATAAGGTATCTTTCGTCGCAAAGTTGGTGCTTTTTACATAGTTACTCATAATTATTCCTAACTAAGTTTTCCGTTTTTGGCCTGAATTTCAATCTTTTGAATACTTAACGCAGCGCCATTGATATTTGATTCGTATCCGGTTTGAACCAGTTTTCCTGCTCCAGTAGCAGATACAGTTAATGTCTGTATAAGTTGTCCATTACTGTAATAAGCTACAGGAGAACCATTAGAGCCGTATTCAGCGGTTCCGTATTCTGAAATTCCTTGAATAGGAATTTGTGCGTTATCAGAAAGATAATTGCTACTTAAATCAAACGCCCATTTAATCGTAACGTATTGATTAGTTCCGCCAATAACAACAACAGATATTCTTTTAAGAACAGAGGTCTGAGCTACATTCCCAAGATCAGCATAATTGGTGTAATACTGTAATCTATAAGCTACACCGTCATCTTGATAACCAGTGTATTTCACTACATATCCAGTTTTACCAAATAACAAGTCACCGTTTGCTATTGAGTATAAAGATTGTGGATCAATGGAGTTCCATACTGTTACACGAACAGAACCGTCTTGTAATTGACCCCTGGTATCAAAGCAGTAAATTTGCTCTACTGAAGGAAGCGTAAGTAAGTAAAACGCATTTCTCTCAGAAAATACCGCTTTAACTTTTGATAAATCTTCACCGGAAACAATAGTCATTAAGTCGTTTCGCACATTCTTTGAGAGATCGCGGAAAGGTAAAGATTTTTCCTGAATCGTCCTCATTAAAGAGCGAACACCGGTATTTGATAAAAACAAAACATCAGTACCGATTGTTTTAACACTATCCCTTGCAATACAGCCGGTTCCTATAATTGCATCATCAATTACTAAGTCTTCAGGAGTCGTAGCGTTTTTGTAGACAAGAATCTGATTCTTCCCGAAGATAAACAAGTAACCATTATGAGAAGCAAGAGCTTGGATTTCATCTACGCCTTCACCCCAAACCCTCGAGACATCCAAACTACCGGCGGTTCCGGTATCCCAAATGTGTCCGGCAAGTAAGTCTGAGAATGAAATGGTGACTTTATCGGTAGATGTATTGGCTACCCATAAACGTCCATAAGCACTTAAAACGATATTTGCGCTAGGTACGGTTCCAGAATAACCGGTCTTTTCTGATACCCTGCGATAAGTAGTAGTACTTACAGCCGGATCGTAAATTAACGGATCATGGCCGGTCTGGAAAAAGTATGCGATATTGTTTAATGTCGCAATACTCCAGTTATTAGCAGAGATAGTAGGTGCAGAACCGCCTCCTCCGTAAGTCAACTCTACGACAACATTGCTTGAGTTTAATTTGAATAACTTGTTATTCGCAGCGAATAAAACAGTAGCGGTTCCGTCAGACTGGATAAGCTCATGCAAAGCCTGAATGTCATTTGAGCCTACTGCGCCAGAACTAGCATTTACTTTTGTATAACCTTTTCTTGATCCAATACGTCCATATTGGTCAATAATGCAATTCGTTGCGTTTAAGGCAAATCCAGCAGCCAAGTCTAAAGGAGAGTCTTGGGTGTTTAATCCATAAAACCCTGGGGCTGATATGCTGGATACTTGGAGTGCTTGTGCCATTAGATAGCTATAAACTCTTGAGATTCAGGATAACGAGTTGCTTCTAAAGCAATGTAATCTGAGAGCATTTGTCTATAAAGAGCATAAGCCTCAGAACTATTTAAACCACCATCCTCGCCGCGCTCAACTAACGCTCTTGCATAAGCATTTTGAATTACTAGATCATCTGCTACTACAATAACAGTAGAGTCTGAAGATAATTCAGCTTGAGGAATAATCAGAGAAAATTTAAGCGAGTAAGCGCTATCAGGAACAGGAAATACGTTTACTTTCGTGTCGTAACTTCCATCTACACCGTTAAAAGCGTAGTAAGTAGGAATATTCTGAGCAGGGGTTCCAAAGCTCAAATAACGGTTCATTTCAGCAAATGAAATGTTTTGCAGAGGAATTTCCGATGTTACATTGATGGCATCTGAGACACGGAATTTATTACCGCTACCAGTAACAGAATATGAGCTAACTCCAGCAGATGTAGTAACTGTTACATTGGTAAATAATGCGTTCCAATTAAACGCATCTTCTACTTGACGTTTCGCATCGTTTACAAACCTACCAATAAGAGTAGAGTAAGACGTTTGCGTAACAGTAGATACCTGGACTTCACGGAGCCTGACCAGAACATCATTAACCGCTTCTAAGTATGTTTTGCTCATTCTCGCTGATTTCCTTTAACAACGAAGGTTAAAATCACAGTAAAAGTACTTCCAGCTTCAGGGGTGACTTGTACTTGATCGCCTTCCTCAAGCACTACTAAAGCATTGCCATCTAGCGTTAAATAATCTTTAGAACCAAAATTGTACTGACTAAGAATGTCGTAAGTCAGCGCAGCACTAGAGTCATACCAAGTAAGTGTTAAATTCTTGGTAGAACCAGAAGTGTTGTGCATATAGGAAAGATTCCAGAGTGCGCGATACCCCGTCGGCACTGTGTACAGTGTCGAGGTAGATCCGGCAGTTGGGGTTGCGCCTACAGAATATTCCCGCATCAGAAATCCTTAAATATCAGTAAGGAGGCCCGATGCGGGTTGTCACCTAGAGGTTTTGCAGAGAATACCATAAATCAAAAGGAAATCACCACTTAACCTTATCCGCCCAAAAAGCGGCAGATAATTTACCTTTTGCGATATTTTCTGCGTGACGAGCTTTGAACGATTTGCGCCTAGCTTTATCTGCTTCAGATTCCCCAGGTCTAGCAGGAGAACCAGATACACCCTGCTGACCAAAACGAATCAATTTAACAGTATCACCAGACTTGGCTAAAACGGCATGGCTTTTAGTTGGGTGATCTGGAGTTTTTTTAGGCTTGTTATATCCAGAAAACTGTTCTTTTCCGCGCTTAATCACTTTTTCTTTTTCCTAGCCATTCCAGCCTCAGAAAGAGCAATAGCTACAGCTTGCTTCTTAGATTTAACAATCGGCCCTTTCTTTCCAGAATGTAGACTTCCGGCTTTATATTCCCGAAGGACTTTAGCTACTTTCTTCCGACCTTTCGTCGCTTTCATTTATTTACCTTTTTTCGTGTTTTATGAGAACTATTTTTCATAACACTTCCATCAGGCATACGATGATAACCTTTAGGAACAGGCTTTAACTTTTTATTTTGTTTCATGATTTACTTGGCCTCCCCATTTTCTTTTTTGGAGCTAAAAAAGGGATATTTACCCTTTCCTGTGGTTCTTGCTTTTCTTCATCAATACGGACATAACCTGCGTGTCCTTTCATTGATTCAATATCGTGGGGAAGAACAAACTCAACAGTATTGCCACTTTGAAGACATTTATAAAGAGCCATATTTCCCTCTCAAAAGAAGGAAGGGCTACCTTTCGATAGCCCCTCCAACTAATTACGCCGGAACAGCCAGAGCGTAGGCGGAGCTAGAAGTAGCCACACCAGAGCTGGCAGACGTACGCATCGCCTTAACACCGTACAGGGTATCAGCGGTGTACAGCGTAGCCAGATATTCCTGTTTGTATTGGGTTTGCGAACGGATACCAACTTGCTCAACCAGAACCATCGAGTCACGATGACCCATCAGGCAGATACGATCCGCGCCAGCGCTACCCGCACCGTAGTCGGCGTTCGAGGTAACAAACACGGGCATACCGTACAGGTTGCCAATTTCACCGTTACGAATGGTGTTGTTGGAACCAGCCTCACCAACGAACGCTTGCTCAGTGTAACGAGCCAGGCCCATCAGCGTGTTACGGCTCGACGGCGGGATGATGAAGAAACGACCGTCCATCGGAACATCGTTGTCATCCAGACGCTGAATCGTGCGGCGGATAGCAGCATCCGTCAGAGCAGCGGCGTTCGAGGTCGAGCTGTTGTACGCGGTCGTGCCATCCGAACCAATATACGCTTTGGTCGAAGCGGCGGAGGTCGCGTAGTCGTTCGTGCCAACGGTAGCGCCGTTGAAAGAACGTCCAAGACGAACCAGGTCGGTATCAACTTGACGAGCCAGAGCGTAGCCAGCATCTTCCGTGTAGAACGAACGCAGCGAGGACAGAGCTTGAACTTCAACAATGTCTTCGATCAGGCGGCTGTATTCGTAGTGCTTGTCGATCAGGACTTGCACTTCCGATTCCGTAGCGGCAATCAGGGTAACAGCGGTCGAGGCAGCTTTAGCAGAGGCAGAACCACGGGTCGGCGAGGGAACGTGAACGGTGTCACCTTTCTTGCCTTTGTAGTTCATGCGTTTAACAAGGTTTGCCGCAACAAGGTTTTTCTTGTAAGCGGCCACAATCTCATCACTCCAAATCTCAGGAATGAAGGTTGCTGCGGTGGTGGTGGTTACGGCAGGGGTAGGGAAAGCCATAGTTAATTCTCCTTAAGTTATTTAACTCTGCCCTCTTGATACGCTTTCATAATCTCATCGCTGAGAGCTTCGTATCGTTGAGGGTCAGTCATTTTTAAACGGATCAGGTCAGCCCTACGATAGACTCTACGAGAAGATTCCCCAGACCCACCAGTATCAACAGTTGCGGCTTTAAGACTTTGCTTGCGGACTTCTTTACCATCATTTTCCACTTGCTTTGACTTAACTGAACGCAATGCTTTATAGGTGGACAGCAATTCATTAGCACTGTCGTAATCAAACTCTCCATCTGCTTTGGCATAAAGACCAAGCCTAACAGGACTTTCTTTCACCCAATTAACAAAGTCATTGTTTTGAACAATGTCAATATAGTCAGGGTGATCTTTGCTGAGTTTTTGTTGAATTTGCATCTTTTTGAACTCTAGCGTGGCCTGTTTTGCTGCCAAAACATCTGGGTGTCGATCAACAGTATTCTGAATAGCTTTTTTCGGGTCTTCAAAAAAATCTACTTC